CACCCATCGATAACGACTGTATTGGTTACGAGTGTTTACAAGGATCTTTTTTGTACGATCCAGATCTGAATAACACATACCATAATTATCCAGTCCTTCAAGAAGAAAAATATAACGACCTTGATGTTTTTTGCACTGAAAATCATCAGGTGTTTTACAATTGGACAAGGCGTTCGGATGCAAGACAAATGCCTGAAAGACCGATAAATCCAGCCATTTTGGATACCGAAAAGATTCCCGAACTAGAGTTCCATGAATGCAAGATTACCTATCCGAAACCAAACTGTCCAATGTGAACCAGCTTATCGGATGCTAATGTTTCATCCAACGCATCTAATGGTAGTCATATTTTTCTTTTTCAAATGAACAACCCAGTTTCCTTTTTCGTTGTATATAACATTGACAAGCACGTTAAATAACTTTTGAATATCATCACAAAACTCGTTTATTGAATATATATCGTGTATGTAATAATATCTCAAAAATGACTCTTTGTTTTTTTCATTTCCTTTCTGTGGTCTCGTTGACCACGATACAAAATTGTCGCCTTGGATAAAATGGCGTTTTTCTTGATTTTCGACAGACCACGTATTCAATAACATTTCACCACCTGGTTTTACTACACGAACCATTTCGCGAACTGCATCTAGTCGTCGTTCGTGTGTACTCAAATGATGCAGCACAGAAACACAAATCGAATAATCAAAAACATTGTCATTGAAAGGAAGGTCACAACAACACCCATAAAATACTTTTTTGTTTTTGGTGTTACATATATTTACAAACTTTTCACAACTATCTATACCAACCATGTTGGGATGAATCATGTTTTTTCCATTTCCACATCCAATGTCTATACCATGTAACTTCTCTTTATTTGATAAAAACTGTTTGACGAAACTCCACACACAAAACCTTGAATCGTCAAACTGTTCTGCGATTCGACTGTATGTTTTTTGAACGAATTGTGATTCGATATAATTCATACACGTTGTCAAAATATGATATGTGGTGTTTTCTGTTTAGTTACTCAATTTTTTAAAAAGTGGAATATTAAGATGAACAGACACATATCTTTATAATACTTGATGACTAAAAACATTATTTCATAACTCATAATTTCATATCCTAAAATGTCTGGTTCATTATTAGAGTTAGGTTGTATTCCAAATTGTCTTTCTATAAAATGACCTTCCTCTCCACAATGTGTACTATTCTTCTTCAGAATCGCTAGCCCTCTCAGTTTGTTTCTGAATGTTTCCACAACGGTTGATTTAGCATGATCGCCATCAAATTCAGTTATTTGAGTTTTCTCGAGACATAAGTTTATACCAAGATGATTATGTTCATTAGTCTCATTCTCGATCGATTTTTTGGAACCTTCAGAATCAGACAGTAAACAGTTTTAGAATCTTCTGTCTTCATCTTGGCAGGACGGTTGTATTCTGCGTTATCATGTTTAGAAACGTCATTCCATGATTTAACAACCACCGAAAAAACCTCTTGAGTAGAGAGGTCAGGGTGTTTAGCATGAACAACAGCGTAATACTCACGTACGAATATATGATACCCAAAACAGCGAATGTTTTTAACCATATGATATAGCAATTGAACAAGTGGTGTTTGTTGTGTTATTTGTTTTCTATTATGCTAGCAATCATTAATTTTTTACAACGAATTATGCAAATAAATCGGAATATTACAATGAATCCACAAGGTATAAATTGAATAATGAATGTAAATCAAGATAAACTAACACCTATCCTTACAATACTTGCGACTAAGAGATACATTGCTAATGTAAATAACACGCTTGAAATGTACATTATTATTGTAGCGTATTCCATTTATTTATTTGAACATATTGTTATCGTTAGGTCGTTTTGAGCAATTTTCGCAAGGCTTCTTTCATTTGTTCGGGGGTCATCTCATCAATTGATAACTGTTTTTGTTGATCATTTATTGTGGAAATCCCTTTTTCTCCGTCTTCACCATTTACTGTTTCTTCATTAACAATTTCATTAGGTTTCTGGTAGTCTTCAACATGTTCAACTTCGTCATCGCCATCTTCGTGCAGAATTTCAAGTGAACTATTCATCTTATTATTTAAATGTCTTGTTTCGTTTTTGATAATTCGATACAAAATTTCTCCCTTCGATGCCCAAGTGTATTTCGAAAGGATATTCTTTCTTGAGTTTTTACCATGTTCCATACGAAGTTCCAAGTTTGTGTAATATGTTTCTAAAGCTTGTACATAATCATTCACACTACATATTTCAGCTTCACCAGATACGTAGTCTCGACTGTGGTCACAATAGTAAGAATATACAGGACTGATTATCATCGAATTGGTTTTATTAAAAAAATCTTTGAATCCTCCCACGTTTGGAATGATTTGAGGCACACCAACTCCAGCTTGCTCAAAGTTACACAACCCAAAACCTTCACCATCACATGTATTTAGTCCAACATCTGCTACATTGTACAAAATATTGATTTCGAAATCACTCATTTGCTGTGGACGTTTAATCACAATCAAATGTTTCTTAAAATCATCAATGGTGACGTTGTATTTTCGAGTTTCGGATATGATCACATCAGACAAATCCCAACCGCCTTGTAAAGAAGTCGCCACTAAAAGCTTAATATTGGAATCCATACGAGTGCTAATGAATTTAACAAACGCCATCATACAAATATCCCAGCGTTTTCTCGGTTGATTTCTATTCAGATTCATTATAATAAAATCATTTGGCGAAAGTTTGAAATATTTTCTTGCAAGGCTCTGTTCCACAGGATAATAAAGCATCCGATTGAACCCATGTTCAAGAACATAGGATGGCTTATTGAATCCTTGAAAGTGCAACACTTGTTTCCAATAATTTGTAAACATAATACCCGCATCGGAATAATGATTAATTTTCTGAATCAAATTGTTCTTCTCGTTTTTGTATACCACATCAATGTAAGGTACGATTTTGAACTTGCGATTCTCAATCTTTATTAACTCGTCCAACAGACCATTTATAACTACTAAATCATTGTAAATAATGACAATATCTGGTTTTGTCTTAAGAACGTAATCTTTTATCAAAAGGAATCCAAAACCTTTTGACTTTGGTTCTTCATTTTTATGTGCGTCGTAAATGGTTACATTTTTTAAAAACCGTTCACGCCTATGTTCTTCGTTTTGATAATAGTTCTGAAATCCAAATATGTGTAAATCAATGTCCGGTTGAATAGATAAATATGACGCGAGTTCAAACACAACCTTCGAATATCCATTGTATTGATCAGGATGGGTTCCACAAAATAATACTCTTGTCATTTTAGTATATAAGCAACATATATTTTGATTTCGAACCGCAACTGAATGACGCTTAATAATTGTATTTTGTACGAACATCATCCATGACGAATCTCGTGGTTTAGTTTAAATTGTATCATTTTAAATGTTTTATGGTGTAAATGAATATTGAAGAAATACTTTCAAAGGTCATTCAAGAGGTGAAAATGATGTATTCTGATGTAATCTCTTTGCGCAAAGAGATTGACAACCTACGATCTGAAAATGCAAGACTCATAGAAAACGAAAAGGATTTGATGAGTGTGTCCACTATTGTCGCAACAAAAAATGAAAACACCCGTCTTACCAATGAAATCGAATTACTTAAGAAATCACTCGATTCCAGAAACAAAACATTAGATGTATCAACTAGATGTGAAGATGAAAATGAAGAAGAATTGTTTACTTTGAAACATAAGGGTCAATATTATTTACTCAACGGAAAAAATGAATTATTTAACATCATCAAAAAAGATTGCAAAGGTGAACACGTTGGTCATCGATTCTATGATGACCATAAAAAAAAACACAAAATTCAACTGTTCGAAAATACTTAAGTTATTTTGTAATTATAGACATTTTAGAATTCAATGTGTTTTTGAAATTTTTGTGAATATTGTCCGCTTGTTCTTGGATCACTTTCTTTTCATATTTATCCAGTCTATCCTTATCAAAGTTAAATCCTTCATTTTGATTCCTGTGGTAAAAATCATTGAGCTCTTCAATTTGTTCTACGATAGACACCATCGGATGATGATTGATAGTGAGTATTTTTGACGTACTTTTGAAATTTCTAAACATGTCAATATCCATGTATCCACCAAACATTTTCAAACATTTTCTTGGAGGAGCGGGAAGTACATTCTGTTTTTGATCGGATGAATTCGCCATTAAATTGAGCAAATTATACACTTCCCATACGTTCAAATTTGCAACATTCGAATAAAAGTTATCCGCACAACAACATTCAAAACTACAATAACAACCGATAACATTAAATTTTTTATTTTTATAACTAATTGGCATTCCAATCAATTCGGTCTCAAATGAATGACAACACCAATCACAAATTCTCGGAATACCCAATGCATCGCTCGTTTGATTTGTGTCGTTAACAACTTTGACGTTTGATTTTGTGTTATCATACAAAGGGAGTTGTGTTTTTATCTCTGAAGGATGTGAGCTGAAACTATCTGACTCCATATAAGCATTAGGAATATTCAATGATTCTGGATTGTATTTACAGAAATCACTCTCAAAACTTTCATATTGCGATTCGGTTGTCACATCTTCATTTAAATTAATATTCAACTGAATGATATGCTGTGATTGTACACTATCGATTAACCCTTGTTTCTCTTTATCAGTTTTTGGTTTACGTCCTCTTTTTTTCTTCTCTAATTGAGTACTACTCATGACACTAATAATGATTAAATGTTATTCATTTACTTTTAAGTAGTGATATCTACAGAACAATCTGTATTGATCAACACCGACATCTATGCAAGATTCTGTTGTGTTTCTGTTTGTAACGAAAAGACCTGGATTCAAACAAGTTTTCTCACAACACGTGCCTTTTTTTTCAACATACGTATCTGAAAATGGGACGAGAGAAAGAAGCTTTCCAAACGGAACTCGATTTGTATCCACAAGTAACCCTGAGCACGTAACAATTTTGTTGTCCTCTTCAACCATCCGTTGTATGATACTTGTCGAATCTTTGAAAAATTGATATTCGTCAATATATATGTGTTTTGTGGATTCATAGTTTGGTGTTCTGAATATCTCCTCGAGAGAAGATATAGGAACACATTGAATATACTCACCAGAATGAGAAAAAATTCCATGTTCACCGTATCTCAAATCCATATTGTGATTGAAATTTAAACCTGGGTTTTCTTTCGCCCGTTTAATCAATTCCGTGGTTTTTCCTCCAAACATAGTTCCAGAAATAATGTGCAAAGCTCCTTGTACTGATTGTTTGTGATGCATTTTACTTTCTTATCTGTGATGTGCTAAATATATATATCATTTTTTACACATTGTAGATGTCTATATCATTTTAAAAAACTATTGTTCCTAGTCGTCTAATTATTTTCTTGGTTGTTTCAATTGTTGCGGAGTTGGTTGTTTCGATTGTTGCGGAGTTGGTTGTTTCGATTGTTGCGGAGTTGGTTGTTTCAATAGTTGCGGAGTTGGTTGTTTCGATTGTTGCGGAGTTGGTTGTTTCAATTGTTGTGAGGTTTGTTGTTTAGATGGTATTTGATTGAATCCACATTTTTCTTTCACTGACTGGTCAATAGCATCTAGTTTTTCATAAAGTTTTGTATACAAAGATGTGTAATGAAGAGCAACAAAAATTAAAAATATATGCATAATCCAAAACATCAGTTTGAAGAACATACTTTATTTATTTATCTAACCGTCCAAATTATTTGAGAAATAACTGCAAAATCACCCAGTTACGTATGCTAAGCCTGCCATTCCACCTGATATTCGTAAAAAGTTGTAATTCACTGCATAGACATCAACATCGTACTTGTATGTTTCTGTGATTGGTGGTGACTTAGATTTAACTTTCAACTCAATTTTATGTATTGTCGACATATTACAAGAACCCGAAGGTTGAAAGTTTTCAGGGTACATACTAAATGAATACGTATGTATTCCTCGTGAAGGAATCGAAGTATGGTATTGGAATGGTTGTAATCTATTAAAATAAACGTTATCTTTCTCACCGAATCGTTCAATACCATTTAAAACAAGTGTTGCAGATTGGATCACATTTTTATTATCAGAATCGTCGTAAGAGAACCATTCATTTGTAAGGTTTACATTGTTTTTTTTAACAGTCCAAATCAATTCTTTGACTGGATTATTAAGTTGTAACGAAAGATTATTATTTTGTTTTATGTTGTAAAATGTTTGTCGATGAACTTGCTCTATCAAGTAATCTTGGCTTTCCTTCGCAAAAAACTCGCGTTCTTGCGTATCTAAAAATATATAATCGACTTCAAGTGTAATTTCCACATCAGTTTCTTGCCCTAAGATTCCATTTTCTTGAGGTACTTCCCAAGTAGAATCAACCGCAGTGTTCTTCACCATAAATAGTTCCCGAGTGGGACGCAATTTGCAGTGAACCTCTATTTCATGATACTGTAAAGATATCAAAGGAATTGCCAAACCAGGATTTTTGCTGAACCAAAAGTTCAATGGAATGTATATTCTCGATTCTGGGTATAACTCACCTTCTAACTCATGACCGATTAATAGCTCGTATCCTTTTCGTTTTTCCATGGTTAAACTCAACTCATTCCAAATGTGCATCCATTCACCATATTGCTTATCGACAATTGTACCTCCGATATTTATGTACGCTTCATCTAAAAGTACCTCGCCAAAATGTTCGACTGTTTTGATATTATCATGAGACCCTAATAATGCTTTTAACTTCACGGACAAACACATTGAACTCACTAAATCCCCATTTCGATCAACTCTGAATATTATATCTGTGGACTTATTGAAACTCAATGAGGTTTTGTTAGCAACTAACGATATCGTTTCGATTGCAAAGTTAGTATACGTTTTGTAGACTTTCTTGAAAAATGAAATCGACGGATTCCCATTCAAATGTATATTTTGTGCTCCTACAGCCACAAGTTGAATGATTCCGCCAGGCATATTTACATGATAATTATAAAATTACTTTTTAATTCAATTCGTCTATATAGTTATGATCAACAGCAAATAAACTATATTTGACGCAAATGGTTGTATGTGCTCAGCCTTTGATATAATCGTTGCATATCTTCGGTCATCAGTGACTTTGCGTCAGTACACGAGTCCAAATCACTGATACCTTTGCTGTATATTGACTGAACATCAAATATATCAAGCGCATAGTTATGATACGTTAAATCAGCATAACTTGAATGAGTATCGATATCTTCGTCGTCTGGTGTAATTATCACATCAGCACGATTTATCTTAAGAGC